CAAAGATTGCTGAACTTGAAAACAAGGTAAAGCAGGGATTTCAACAAGTAGCTGATTTGATTGAATCAATTTCAAAAACTCCGACAGAAGATCCGATTCAAAAACCGAATAGCTTTACTGAATTTGTAAAAACAAACAGTATAAAAGAACAAAGAATAAACAAGTATAGAGACGCAATTTTAAACAAATAAAAATAAAAAACGATGGCATTTGACGTATCAACCTTAGCCGCTTATACCGAGCAAAACGAAGCCTTATTGGTAACGGATTCCGTATTAGGCGCAAAAACTGCCGCTTTAATTAAGAGCGCAGGAAACGTAATGATTGGCGTGAAAAGCGCGGAAACAATCAATATAATGGACACAGACGCAATATTTCAAGCTGGTGGTAGCTGCGGATTTACTGCTTCAGGTTCAACAACTTTCACTCAAAGAACTGTGACTGTTGGTAAAATCAAAGTAAATGAGGCACTTTGTCCGAAAGACTTAGAATCTAAATACTTGCAGAAGGCATTGCCTACTGGTTCAATGTATGATTCAATTCCTTTTGAGCAGGAATTTGCTGATAAGAAAGCAAAGACAATCGCTTCTCAGTTGGAAACTGCATTATGGCAGGGAGATACTGATTCAGTGAACGTAAACCTTAACAAGTTTGATGGGTTAGTTAAATTGATCGGTGCTGCAACTGGTCCGGTAGCTGCTAACGTGGTGACTTTTATAGCTGGTGCGCCAATTAGTGCTGCAACTGGAATCATTGCTACAAACGTAGTTTCAATCTTTGATGGTGTATACAAAGCAATTCCTGCTCAGGTAGTAGCTGCTGATGATATGACTATCTTCTGCGGTCAAGATGTTTTTAGAACGTACACAATAGCATTGAAGAATGCTAACATGTTTAACTACTCTTTTGACGGAAAGGCTGATTCTGAATTTGTACTTCCAGGAACTCCAATCAAGGTTATCGCTTTGGCAGGATTGAACGGAACTAACAAGATTTATGCTTTAAGACTTAGCAACTTATTCTTAGGAACTGACTTGCTAAACGAAGAAGATAAATTCGAAATCTTCTACGCAAAAGAAGCAGATCAGGTTCGTTTTGTATCTGAGTTCAAAATGGGTGTCAACGTAGCTTTCCCTGACGAAATCGTTAAGTTCATTTTATCATAATAATGGGGGGTAAAACCCCCAATTTTTTAAATAATTAAATAAGAAAGATATGGCATGTGCATTAACACAAGGGTATAGCTTAGATTGCAGAGATAGTCTTGGAGGCATTGTCGAAGTATATTTCACAGAAGCAGCAAACGTAACTACAGTAACAGAAGCAAGTGGTGTAATAACTGCTTTGACTAAGGCTGCTGGAAAACGTTTTTGGAAGTATGCTTTAGTAAAAGACACTTCAATGTTTAACCAAACAATGACTGCTTCCGTAGCAAACGGAACTGTTTTCTACGGTCAGGAATTGCAGATCATTTTAAATAAGCTACAAACGAATACAAGAAATGAGTTGCTATTATTAGCGCAGAATTCTTTAGTTGCGGTTGCAAAAGATAGCAACGGAATATATTGGTACTTAGGTAAAACCAGAGGTATTGATATGACTGCAAATGCAGCTTCAACCGGAACTGCACAAGGCGATAGAAGTGGATTTACTTTGACTTTTACTGGTTCTGAACCAGCTTTAGCACCAAGCGTGACTTCAACTGTTTACAATGCTTTAGAAACTCCGGGAGTATAATTTTTCATAGTAGTGTTTAGGTGAGCCGCTGATCATTTGGTCAGCGGTTTTTTATTTTGTAAAATTTCTATCACTTTGCTATTTAGTGGTATATGATCAGGTTAACGAAAGGGCAGACACATTTAGTTATATTGACATTAACTGAAAAGCAGTTATTGACTAACCCGAATTATTTATTTGTATTCACGAATCGAAGCGCAAATACAGAGATTAAATTTGTGAGGTTAAACAATACGGATCTAAGCCAGTACAAGGATAGGTACAATGAGTTTAGTATTGTTACAAATACTAATTTTTCAACTGCATTAAATGGTCAGTATGATTACGTTGTTTATGAGCAAGTAAGCACCAGCAACCTAAACCCTGCAGGATTAAATATGCTTGAATCAGGCATTATGGAATTAGTTGGGACTGCTTTTGAGTTTACAGAATATACAACAACAGATACTTACAAAATAAGACAATAATGGATCTAAGAGTAGTCACATTTGCGGAGGCAAGGCAACCAGAATTTAAAGAAAAGAAAGGCGAAGGATACATTCAATATGGAGATCGTAACGATTACCCAAATTATTTAGTTGATCTTTTCAATAAGTCTGCAAAGCATAATGCAATCATAAAAAGTAAGGTTCATTATATTTCGGCAAATGGATGGAAAGGAAGCGAGGCATCAGAGCAATTCATTGAGAAAGTCAATCGAATGGAGAGCCTTAACGATTTAACCCGAAAGGTTTCTTTGGATGCGGAATTATTCGGCGGTTATTATTTAGAAATTATATTTTCAGCGACCGGGCAGTTATCAGAGATCTGGCATTGTGATTATACCAAAATCAGAACTAATAAGGATAATACTCAATTTTGGTATAAAGAGGAATGGACTGATCGTCTGGAAAAACCAATGGTTTACCCAGCATTTAATCCTTCTATCCCAAAAGGAAAACAAATCCTTTACGTTAAGGAATATCGCCCGAATATGGGTTTTTATTCTTTGCCGGGTTACTTCGGTGCGCTTAATTACATTGAATCAGATATTGAAATATCTAAGCATGTTCTTGGCAATGCTCAGACTGGTTTTTCTGCCAGTAAACTAATCACGTTACCAAACGGAGAGCCTTCGGATGAAGAGAAGCGTAACATTGAAAAAAGGTTTACAAATAGATTTTCTGGATCTGATGGCAAGAAGTTTATTTTAGCTTTCGTAAATGATAGCGCGAGAAAGCCAATCGTTGATGATCTGGGAACTTCGGATATTACAAAAGAGGATTTTGGCAGAGTAGATTCATTGATTCAGACTAATATTTTCAGCGGTCATCAAATCACAACTCCTTCGATCTTCGGTATTGCTGAAGCTGGAAAGCTGGGATCACGTTCTGAGATGCGCGATGGTTACGAGATATTCAAAAATACTTATGTGAATAGTAAGCAGATGCATTTGGAAAGTGTTTTCAATATGCTTTTTAAATATCGCGGTATTGCAGAACCTGAGTTAAGTATTATACCGACAGAGCCTATCGGTTTCGAGTTCACAGAAAACTTACTTAAAGAAATAGCACCTAAAGAGTGGTTGTTAGAGAAGGCAGGTATTGACATTACAAAGTACCAGCCAGTAGTTCAACAAGCGCAATTCTTAGACGATTTCAGCGCATTTTTTGAGTTTGGCGAAGCAAAGGATAAGTTTCATGTTTGGAAGCAAAAGGAAAGGTTTAATGATGATTCAGAGCATCAAATGTTTGCGGAGGTTAGTCAGTTACAAGCTAATGTTTTGGACTTAATGTCTAAAGATAAGCGAATTACTGCTGATGTTTTGGCAACAACTTTAGATCAGAGCGTTGATACGATTAATTTGGTAATCAAATCGCTGGTTGATAGTGGATACGTGCAAGTGAATGAGTATGTTATCGGAGAGGGCATTGATGAAAACACGATCACAGAGCATATATTAACAGAGCCGCTGGCAGATATTTTAATGAAGGTCAAGCCGCAAACAAAAGAGATTTTAATTCGATATTCCTATGAATGGAAAAAAGGATTTAATAACCGAGATAAGAAAACAAGCAGGCCGTTTTGTGTGGCTTTGTTGGAAGCCGATAAGATGTATTCACGTTCAGAAATTGAAAGCCTAAGCGCAAGATTAGGGTATTCAGTCTGGGATCGTAGGGGCGGTTGGTACACAGAACCAGGAACAGAAACACATTCACCAAGTTGCAGACATCAATGGGTATCTAATATAGTAACAAGAAGATGAGCAAGAACACATTATTTATTTCCGTTCAATCAATCAAAGATAGAACTGGGTTACATGCAAACGTAGACGAGAAATTGGTACTTCCTGAGATCAAGACTGCCCAGGACATGTATATTCTCCCGGCGTTGGGTTCGGCTTTATACAACGAATTACAAACTGCAGTTGAGGCGGCTACATATACTCAGCTTCAAACAACTTTGCTTGATGACTACATTGTGGATTGCTTGATTTATTTCGTGATGTCTGAATTGCCGCAGGGTTTATCATTTCAGTTTTACAATAAAGGACTTTTAAGAAAGACTGGCGAAAATCAAGAATCTCCTTCAATGCAGGACATGATTGATGTTGCAAATAGATACAAGGCCAGGGCGGAGTTTTATAAGCAGCGATTGATTAAATACCTAAAGCAGAATAATGCTTTGTATCCTAATTATCTAAATTTTGGTTCAGGAATTGATTCAATCAAACCAGATAATGAAGGCTACACAGTTAGCATGTATCTGGGAGATGCTTGCTGCAATGATGACTATACGGATGATCATAAACGGCGCAAAACTTTTTCAGAAAAATATCAGGGAAATATAGGATGTTGTTAAATGAGCAAGGAAG